TTTTTTTTTTTTCCGCTACGTCCAGATGTACTCATGGTTCGCTGAAAACTTGTCGGTCAGTAGAAGGTTCTGTCTGGGGGAATCCACGCCGGGCCGGAGAAGGCAATACCCTCGTAAGAAGGGGTGCGATCACTTCTGAAGGAGTACCTGTGTTCGTACTCAGAATCGCGCTTGAGGAATTTCTCTCTGATGTGCTCTATAGAGACGCCTTTTAGACCGAGTGCGCCTAAGAGTTCCTCTGGGGCCATCCCCCACCTGAATGCGCGACCCAAGACAAACTCATCATTGAGCATGAAATCTCCAATTCCTGCCCAGACTGCCTCCTCCGTCTCATGGATCCCCCGCACGATGGCCTGAGCAACTGCATTGTCGATCGCTCGTTGGAGAAAAGCGGCGGCCTCAGGATTCGTTCCCATGGTGTCCCACATGAGCCCAATGCATCTGGCAATATTCATACGAGGGTCATCCTGGTCCTGGGTTGACCTGCCGACACGCACATGGTAGTCCTTCACCTCGCGGAACGGAACAACACGACGCTCGCCGCCGTACTCGACAAGTATGAAACGCCTCTTGAGGAATTCCGTTCCCTTCCTCATTGGATCCAACCTGTACTTCCCCTCCTTGAGAGCTTGGAGATCAAGGGAAGCGATGGGCGATGGGGCAATCCCCATTTCCTCCTTCTTCAACGCCATATAACATGTTTCTTTCAGCCACTCGCCAAAAATCTCGAGCGACAACAACCCGTGTTCCTTGTACACTAGAGGTATACGTGTGTGCATGTTGTCTCCTTGATCACCCATCATGTTGTAAGGATCATCAATCATGTGGGTGACGAGTCTGGAGGCGTCTTTCAAGGATAAGGCGGGGCCAGCAGGTGGGGAGGTCTTACACCGATCGAGGAAACGCTGCGCAAGATCAATTTTTGCGACTTCCCACTTCTCACCCATGTGACATGTGTTCCCAGTGCTTGTGATGAAGTCCCCTGAGAACAGGACGCCAAGCACAAGGGCATAAAGATCGTCATCCGAAAGCCACTTCACATACTTGAATGCAGTGTTGTGAGCCGACCACTTGAGGAATTCGCGGGTAGACTTATCGGCGTCTCCCTTGAAGTAGAACCAGCACATCATGGCATGAACCAGAAGGTCACGCGCCTTGAACTTGGTGTCCTTGGCCTTCACATCAGCATACCCCCACTCAGACTCCGGGCCCTGTCCAAATAGAAAATGCCTGAGAAAGCGTTCGGCTCCGGATCCAACCCAGCTGTGTCCAATGAGGTTAGAGTAGTTGCGCATGAGGTGATTGTGACCGGGTTTCTTGAGGATAACGTCC